TGTTAAGTTAAATGCCGAAAACAAGTTAAAAGAAATCGATGACATCATCGCCAAGAACACGCCTAAGAGCTTGTTCGCAAACAGAAAGGACCTAAGCCTATTCCAAGGCGCCAGTGATCTCAGACAACAGATTGATGGTTTAAGTTCCTCTGTCAAAGAGATGTTGGAAGATGGTATCCAAAGCGATGAAACAAAAAACGCTTTGATTGAAACCATCGGTAACAACAAAACGTTTTACGGTATGCGTCTTTACCGCGCACTGAAAGATACCAACTACTCGCCTACAGCAGAGCAAGCAGACCTTGCTGTTGAGGAGCTTGTTAAATCAAGCCGTGGCCTAGATGAGGCTGCTCAGCTTGACGAGAGTCAGGCCAGAGAGTTGTTGAACAGTATGATTCAAGGCAACTTCAACAACGCCAAGATGCAGCCAAGAGATGTTGTTGACTCAGCAACACTTCAGGGTGTGTCTCAAGGCATGTTGAAAGGCAGAAAGCTTGATGATCTACCTGCAGTAAGAGACTTCCTTGGCGAATACACGGGCGCAAAAGATGTTGTTGCTCGGTTCAAACCAGAGCGCATAAGAGCTAGGGATATTGGTGAGCAGGAAGCTGGCCTACGGACCAAGATGGTTGAGACTGTTGACATAATGTCAAAGCACATTGCAAAAGCTCAGTACTACAATAACTTGATTGAGTACAATGCCAAGCTTCCAGAAGGCGCAAAGTTCATATTCGATACGATCCCACCAAACGCAAAGCTTGGAGATTACTCAAGGGTGGGCGCAGAAGCTGGCAACCCGCTTAGCGAAATCACTTCATCACAAAAGGCTAGATTTGGTCCGCTTGCTGGAAAGTACATAAAGAACGAATACAAAACTGCGCTTGAGGGTGGCAGTGATGTGTTTGACCTAGCCAAAGGAAACATACCTTTGTACTCAACGTTCTTGGGTTTGAAAGGCATGTCTCAGGTAATGAAGACTGTTTACAGCCCGATCACTCAGATCAGAAACGCAACCACTGCAAGCTTCTTTGCGCTTGCTAATGGCAATGTTGGCAACAGCAAATCACTCGCAAACTCTGTATCAACCATATTCAGCAATCTTAATCAGAGGTTAAGCGGTCCAGGCAAAGAGGGAGCTACTCTTGCGGGAAGACAAGCCTATTACAACGACCTTGTTGACCTAGGTGTAATCAATACCAACGCCAAGATTGGTGAGTTTGAGTCGTTAATCAACGATGCAGCAGAAGGCACAGGCCTTGGTTCAGGCGTGACTGGTAAACTATTTAAGAAAGCCCAAGGGATGCAAAACGGTTTTGCCGCAAAGCTTTACCAGGCGTCTGATGATGTGTGGAAGACATACAGCTTTGAGATGGAACTTGGCCGTCTTGAAAGAATCTTCGCAAAGAACCCAAATACTGCACTGCCTGTTTCTGATCCCAGAAACTTCACAGAGTTTGGGCCAGTCATAAGGCCATCTGAGTTAACGCCAGATCAGCTTAAACTTGCCATGAAGCGAGAGGCTGCAGAGATTGTTAAGGACACCGTGCCAAACTATGCGCGAGTGCCAGAAGCCATCAAGCGTTTGCGTCAACTTCCATTTGGTAACTTCGTAGCCTTCCCTGCTGAGATGATCAGGACCAGTGGCAACATCCTTGGACGCAGTATCAAAGAACTGGCAAGTGAGTCACCAGAGCTTCGTGAGATAGGCATGAAGCGCCTAGCTGGACTTGTATCAGTAAACGCAGCAATACCAGCCTCACTAGTAAAAGCAGGCACGCTTCTGACCGGCGCGGATCAAGAGCAGATTGATGCTTACAAGCGATCTATGGCTGCTGACTGGGATAGAAACTCGACGTTGATACCTGTTGCTACCGACAAGAATGGCAAGGTTACAGACTTCTACAACTTCTCGTATACCAATCCTTATGACTACGTTGGTAGGCCTGCAGCCGCTGTGTTCAATGCAGTGAACAACGGTATTACGAAGGAAGAAGACCTAAGCACTATAGCGTTTAACGCAAGCCTTGGCGAAGGTGGTGCTGCTAGAGAGTTCTTCTCGCCGTTCATGAGCGAGGCGATTGTTACAGAAAAAGCTTTGGACATATTAAGAAACAATACGACTTTCAACCGTCCAATCTACAGAGAGACAGATACCCTAGGTACAAAGTTTGGCAAAAGCTTTGCTCACTTTGCCGATGGGTTAATGCCTGGTGTCAGCCCAATAGACATCACGACAAGCCCAACATCAATTGCTCCTGGGTCTTTATCTTTAACGCTCAGAGATTTCCCTCGGGCCGTTGCTTCTGTTGCGATGGGGGACGCAGAGCTTGGCGTTAGCAAACAAGGTTATCGTCTAGACCCAGCGCAGGAATTTGCAGAAGCTTTGACTGGTGTTAAAAGCATTAAGCCTCGCACCGAGCGCGTGCTGTACTATCGTGCGCTTGAAGCGGCAAGAAACGTCCGTGATGCTGCCGGTATCTTTAACCAGGTGGCAAAGACTCGTGGCAATGTCGATGCAGAAAACACCACTCAGGCTTTCATTACTGCAAATGAGCAACGCTTCAAGGCGCTGCGTGATCTGAACATGGCGATTGAAGACGCCAAGACGCTTGGGCTTTCTACTTCTGAGATTATAAAGCCATTGAAAGAAGCCAAGACACCAAACCTAGGCATGGTCATGTCAGGTCGATTCAAAGCATTCTTCCCAAGCTCTGAGACTATAAGAATTGCTATGCGTGGCAGCGAAGACAAACTGTCCAACCCACTAGATATGCCAGCCCTTGGTGAACAGCTTGCTCAGTTCCAAGGCGCGGCTTTCAGACCACAGGCTCAAGCCGAAGCACAGGCCGCTAGGATGGAAGCTTTGCAACAAGCCTCTGCACCACAAGGTGTTCCTCAAAGTGCGCCTACACAGCCTAGCACAGCGCCTGTTGCACCTCAGATGCCATCCCTGTTTAATCGTGCATCACAGTTCCTGCGCCAGCAGGAAGAAGAGAAACTGATGGGCGGTAGTTGATGTGATCCCAAAGAGGGCGCCAAGGAAGGGCAAGAGCAAGTACTTCGCAAAGAAGACTGAGTACGACGGCATTGTCTTTGACTCCAAGCTTGAAGCAGCACGATACAAAATCCTGAAGAAATACGAAGCCACTGGCGAACTGACCGACCTCGAGGTTCAGGTGGATTTCCCGTGCAGGATCACAGTGGATGGTGAAGACAAGAAGATCTGCTCATACATCGCAGACTTTCGCTACAAGCGCGATGGTGAGGTGGTGGTAGAGGACGTTAAGGGTGTGATCACCCAAGTGTTCGCGCTCAAGAAAAAGCTAGTCGAAGCCCTCTACCCTGGAACCAAAATACTGATCGTCAAAGACCCAAGAGACTGGGACTAGAACGGAACCTTGCGCTCATCGACGTTATCTAGGTAGCTACCTGGGAAGTCACGTCGCACGCTTTCACCCGTCATCATAAGACCAGCATCGAACTCTGCCTTCGATAGCTCTCTGATCTCAGAACTACTGTAATGATACTCACCCGTCACCTCAGACGTTGAGTTGTAGAACTCCATGATCCCAACCTGATAAGCAGTAGAATCGTCTGTGCTTTTTCCTGGAAGGTGATTTGCATTAACCAGCGCAGGTATCCACATGTGATCTTTGCACCCGTCTCGCTGCTCCTGAAGCGTCAGAGACTTCTCCTTTCGCTTGCAGTACCACACGGCACCGTTTGATTCAGTCAGCGGCTTCACGTTCTTGCAGTTTCTGCAGTTGACCGACTCCGGCAGACGGCGCCCGTAGTAGATATCACGGTACAAGTTGGACTCATTCTTCATGCGCCAGTCTTTTTCAGACATGCGTGTGCTCTTGTCGGGCGCGTCACTGGTGATGATGCGATAAGCCTTAGCTTGTGCCTTGTCCCAAATGTCTGGGTTAAAGTCGATGATCTCTTCGTACACCTCACTATTGTTCTTGTTGACCACCACCACCATGCACATGGTCAGGCCAAGCGCGCCCATGTAAGCGTGGATCTGCCATCGATACGTTTCACTCCAGGCTTCGTAACTCTGCAGTTTCACAAGCTCCTTGAACCGCTTGTCGTTGGCGCTCTTCACCTCAAGCAGCAGGATTACTTCTTCGCTGGGCGGTGGAAATATGCCTTTGAGAAGCCCGTCACACGAGCCTGCGAAGTGTCCGCCAAAGAACGATGCACGGAATTGGTTGCCGTCCTTGTCGTGCGAGGCAATAGATATCACGTCGGTATCGCGAATGTTATCGACTACCTGATCTTCAATGCGGTTGCCTAGATCGAACAGGCGCAGCATCCTGCCTCCAAAGGTAGATGGCAAACACCAATGGAAGCCCATCCATTGCTTGTACTCATCGTCATCACCGATGCCGCTGAAGCCAAGGTGGCCGCGGCTACGGCCTTCCTTCTCTGCTATTTGTTCATCGATCCGATCAAAAATGGACGCTGACGACATTCCAGTACCTTCCTTCTTTTCTTACAGTTATTTGTTTGATGTGGCTTAAAGCCTTTTCATTGTTCACCTGGTCAACCGCATCATCGATGTTGATTGGGCAAGCGTAGTTGTTTGTGAGGGCCCGCCATTTACGCTCTGCAAGCGAGCCTGCTTTGCCGCGCATACCCAGCATGATGGGCATGTTCTGTGGCCAGTATTCGTTAGGGCTAGAAAACGCAACGTTCAAGTAGTCGTTGCCGTTCTTTGACTTCTTCTTCTGCGCCGTAATGAAGTCGATGTTCTTGATCTTCTCAAGCTTCTGCGCTGGTTCATCAAGCTCGTCAGAAAGAACCGATCCTTGAGCAGCTTGCCTAGTTGCGGCAGCATCCTTCTCTTCTTCTTCAAACAGTTTGGGTTGCTGTACGGGAACAGGCTTGAGTGCGCCGCATTCGACACAGGTCTTATCGTCCATGTCGTTGACAGCGACACAAGAGTCACAAATCCAGATCTTTGTTTCTTTCTCTTTGTCTTCATCTTTGGGCGTGACGGGTCTAGCTGTATCAATGCAGCCATGACGGTTCATGTTCTCGCCGTAGTCCAACAGCAAGCAGTCTTTCTTATCACCCCAGGTCCGCATACCACGACCACAGATCTGCATGTACAGGCCCAATGATTTGGTGGGGCGTAGCAGCGCGATGCAGTCGGTACGAGGCGCGTCCCAACCCTCAGTAAGTACGGCGACGTTACACAGCGCGTGTATCTTGCCGTCCTCAAAGCGTTCCAGTATATCCTCACGCTGAGCCTGGGGCGTTTCACCTGTCACAACTGCAGCCTCAATACCAGCTTGGCGCAAGTACATGCACATCTTCTCGGCGTGGGCCACTGTGATACAGAAGAACACACTGCTCATCCTGCCCTTGCTGTACGCCTTGTCGATCCAATCGGCAACGATGGACAGCATGGTTTGATCTTCCATGGCCAGTTTCTCAATGTCTGACTCACGATAGTCACCACCCTTGAACTTCACTCGTGCGGTAGAAGCATCGATCACAGCGTCATCGCTGACCTTGTATGCCGAAAGACGGCACAGATAGCCGTTCTTGATCATCTCTGGGATGCCTACGCGGTAGGCTACGCCTGAGAAAAACTGACCGTCTAGGCCGTATATGAAGCCCTGACCCATACGAAAAGGGGTGGCGGTCACGCCAAGGATCTTGGGCGGTGTCCACTGCTCTTCATCAAAGTAGTCAAAGATCTTGCGGTATCGCGTCTTCGGGTCTGGCGCCACATGGTGGGCCTCGTCCACAATGATGTAGTCGAAATGGCCAGAAGAAGCCAGCCGCTTGGGTGTGGCCAGCGTGTCTCTGCTGGCAATCACGATACGACCATCGACTTCGTACTGGCGAAGACCGGCTGCAAGGATTCCAGATGGCGCACATGGCCATACTTTCTTGAGTTTGTCTTCCGCCTGGGTGACAAGCTCCTGTCGATGCGCGAGGATCAAGACTCTGCAGTCAGGCTCAGCCTCAAACAGTTGCTTGATGAGGTTGGCAAAAACAACCGTCTTGCCAGCCCCAGTAGGTAGGACGATTAACGGATGTGTTGCTTGGGTATCAAACCAGTGCAGTGCTGCTTCAATTGCTTCTTCTTGATAATACCTTAGCTTCATTCCTTCGCTCTTTCATCAGTTTCCGATACGTTTGTTGCCAGTACTGCTTAGCCCAGTTGTCATCTGGCGCATCGCGAACCTTGTCTATGCACCGCAGAACGGCGCGTTTACGAGTTTTGAATCGGTCTTCAGTAGCTAATGACATATCCTTTCCTCGTTTAAGACCTCGGCCATCTTGGCATGAGAACCATCTTCAATGCTTTCCAAAACCTGAGGCAGCAGTTGAGACATTAGCTCTATGTCGCCATGAGCCATGTTCCAACCAAGCGAATACACCATCATGACTTCGACCAGGACGCGGGGATCTAGCTCTTCCGCACTGATCTCCATAAGGTTCCTGATCAAATCCATAGCGTACTCATGAGCTTCGCTGTCACCTTCCATTTCGATTCCGTACTTGTCTTCTTCCATAATTCTTTGTCCTTCTAATTCAACGGGACTACGGTTTGTAGCTCAACGTCAAAGTCAAACTTGCACGAAGCCAATGATTCAAGCTTTTTGCTCAGCCTGTTCAACCGCCCTTCTTGAAGATACAGGGCTTTTTGGGTTGACTGGCTAACCTCGTAGTCACCTGTTTGAGCTTCCAATCTTTGGGAATCATCCCTGATGGTTAACGCAGTCGTTCCCAAAAGATCCAACAAGATAGCGATTTCATCGTTAGATAAAGGCGCAGTTGTAACCTCTTTAGGTGCGAGCAAAGGCTTTTCACCCTTTTCAGGGTTAGCTCCAAGCCAATCGACATACTTCTGCATAACCCTAGAAGATGGTTTGGCGACATCACCTTCAACAAAATCCTTCAAGCTCTTGCGATCAACACCAACCCTCTGGGCAATGACCGCAGTCGCTGCCGTTTTCTTCGTTCCGCTTTTGACCGCTTCAGCCATGATGTGGCTGTTCAGTGCGTTACGAGAGAAGCGTATTGTTTTTTCAGACTGTAAATTCATTCTCATTCCTTTTCTTTTATCTACCCACGACCAAAAGCAACACAAACGACAGGGCATATATCGTAACGATGATCCCGATGCCGACTATTATTCCTGTCTTTATGTCATTCTTGTCCATGATGTTCTCCAAGTTAGCCCCGCCTTCGGTCACACGGACGGGAACGTGCCATGAGAGGGCTAAACCAAACCCCCGACCAATCTCACATCAAGACCAGCTTGCGGTGTTCAGACCTGCGGCTGGCGTAGCCTGTGCCTGTTGTGGCTGCTCAGTTTGAGCGTGGGCCTGAGGCGCACCGGCACCAGACTTGTACCCACCAATCTTGTTGCTGGGCCCGTACTGGCCTGCAGCAGGCTCGAGTTTGATGGCTGCAGTAAACTGCTTGCCCATCGCGGTACGAAGCATGTCGGTGTTCAAGGACTGAGATGCATCCTGTCCCGTTGATCCGATGAAAGCCTTCAGTCGAGACAGGCCAACCTGATTGTTCAGAACAAAATAATCCCAGACCTTACGACCTGCGTGAGTGGGTCCAACTACGTTGAACTCAATCTTGATCATCTCGTTACCGGCCTTCGACATAGTCTCTTCGTACATCGCCGCAGCCAGTGTGTAATCGCCTGCTGGCATTGGGGTATTGTCCGAGCCACCAATCTCAATATTGCTGACATCGATTCCTTGATCTAATAGACCCATAGTGCTGCTCCTTTAAGCTGCTTCAGTGTTTGTGTTTGCAGACAGTGCTGCGATGTAGGCTTCCATGAATTTATCCCATGAAAACTCAAGCTTGGAGGGCAGTTCAATACGAGACTTCGCATCGTATGCCGCAGCAAACTTTGTGTACAAACCACGGTTGCCGTAGCTGACACCTCTGGCCTTCTGGCCGTCCTTGATCAACTGGGTTTCGTAGTTTGCGAACAGGTTGAAATCAACCCAATCTTTGATGAGCGCGTTCACCTTCTTGTTGCAGCGCATCTCCCATCGGTCATACGGCTCCAGTTCAGGATCTTTGTATGCCTTGGAAGCAACGTGGCTTAACAAGATGATGTTCATACCCTTCTGGGTATGCAGCGCATTGAGGCCTGACAGCAGATGAACCCAGGCGTTTTCTTCGGCAACGTAGAACGCACCGTAACCTGCCTTGGGATCCGCCGCCGATGACCAACCGTTCTGTTCACACACTTGAGCTTCGCCAAGCTTGGCTGCAGCGTCAGTGGTGTCAAGAACAACAGTCTTGTACGCATGATCTTCCATCACAAGCGTCTTCACCTGGTCCAACAGTTCCTGCCAAGTGTTTGCTTGGGGAAACCGCGGGGCGTTGATAAAGGACAGACCGTCCTCTGCCTGTATGAAGATAGGGCTTTCAGCCCCTGATCCAAACGTACTCTTACCGATACCGTCCGTACCCTGGATATTCATCCGTACAGGCGGTGTTGAGCCTCCGCTTTCGCGGGTGCTCGTCACTTGCTGAAGTAACGACATGCTATGCCTCCTTTATGTTTTCAGCCTTGATGGTTTTGACCTTAGGGTCACCGAGTTTGATCGAGTGTGCATCGTGCCACTT